TTGAATCAGTGTGTTAAGCACTCGCTTAGCACCGTCAGAAAGTTCAGTTGAATTCTTAATGTAATCAGGAAGAAGATTAAGCGAATCCCTCTTTGTTTGCTTTGTTTTAGCCATTTTTCCATTATATAGTTTTTTTTAGTTATATTCAATTAATTGATGTATTGCCACTTATAGTTTTTGTAATATTGGTGTTCACCTCTGCAACATTCTGCAACATGTCCTTTGCTAAACCCATTTCTGTCTGCCTCATTTGTAGATTCCCACACTTTCACCAAAGTTCCATCAAGTGTGTATTGGCCTACTTGTTTGGACTTTGCTTTTGCAGCCCTCTGATTGCGAGTGCCGTAGTTGCTGTTATATTTTGCTGTACACCACTCAAGGTTCGACTTTTCGTAATCAATAGTGCCATCTTCATTGATAAACACAAAGTTGTTTGTCTTGTTTTCGTCTTTGTGATTAACCTCAGGAAGACTATTTTCGTTATGTAAAAATGCCTTAGCAACTAAACGATGAATTGTCTTGTGATACTGTTTGCCTTTTTTGTAAAGGTTAACTCTTAGATACCCACCTTTGTCTTCCTCTGATTTCAGCATCCTGCCTTTAATGATTCTACTTGCTACAACACCACCTTTGCCGAGTTGTTCAACCTCATGATCAAGCGATCTCACACGCCCTTCAGACGATACCTCGTAATTCTCAAATCCATCTATATTTCGCCATTCCTCCATTATATATTTAACGTTTTTAAAGTTATTTTTCACAAAAATACTAATTTTATTTGTAATAAAGAAGCCTTAATTGTTAAAATGTGTTATTTCTTAGACCACTCCAAATTATTAACGTTGTTGTTTCTTCTATTTCCATCCTTGTGACGAACCTCAGTAAGATTTTCAGGATTTGGCAAAAAAGCCTCTGCAACCAACATGTGAACAGCTTTGGTTTTTCTCTTTCCATTTTCCGACAGAGTTACGAACATATGCTTTGAAGCACCTTCTCCGGGCTTTATTAGCCGCCCCTTGTGCAGCGATTTAACCGTCCTACCACTGCGAATGTGTTGTTCAGTATATCTGTCAAGCGACCTCACACAGCCATCGTTTGACACCTGATAATGCGGACAACCTACCACGTCTCGCCACTCAGTTTTAGTTGTTGCAGATGACCATTGAAGATTCTCAGCCCTATTATTCGTCTTATTGCCGTCTTTGTGGATTAATTCTGATAAGTTCTCAGGATTGTCCACGAATGTTTCGCCGACAATGAGATAAACTTCAAGAACATTCTTTTTCCCATCTTTTTCAAGTGCGACAATGAGATTACCTTCCTCATTGACGGTTTGCTCCAATATTTTACTTTTGTGAAAGAAATCGACTAACACACCGCTAATGCGCTTCTTGATTTTATGGTCAAGTGACCTAACCCTACCGTTATTGCTAACTTGATAATAATCGTAATTTTCGATGTTTCGCCATTGCTCGTTTTCCATTATTGTATAGTTTTTTTAGATATTATTTTTTTACACAAATCTCCAAGAATATCCTTTGTGGTTTTCTTGTTTACCGTAGCAACATTTGGAGATTACACACTTGCTAAACCCATTACGCCCTGCCTCTGCTGCTGAAGACCAAATTTTCACTAATTCACCATCAAGGCTGTACTGTGCAACAGGTTTGGCCAACTTTTTCTTTATAGTCTCAATGCGATCTGTTGATTTCTTAGACCACTCAAGGTTGTCAACATTATTGTTTTTCTTATCACCATCAAGGTGTCTGACGTCAGGCAGATTCTTAGGATTATCGATGAATGCCTCAGCTACGAGAATCCTTATAGGCTTGTAGTATAGTTTCTTATCTCTATACATTGACACGTATAGATGTCCTCCACTGTTCTCCTGAGGCTTCATTATCTTCTCCTTGACTACTTTTCTAATGATTTTACCAAAGGCATGCTGTTCAATCACTCGCTCAAGTGATTTAACCCTACCGTTAGACGAAATCTCGTAGCCTTCAAAATCTTTTACTTTTCTCCAAGTCTCCATTCAATATATTAACTTTTTCTATTAGATAAATAGGAGGAAATTCAGAAAAAGAAACAAAAACAAGAAAAAAATTACGTTTTTTGAGAAAAAAAATGGTAAAACTTGATTTTTTGTGATTATTCCTATATTTATATACGTAAGACACTTAATGTGTATTTCATTATTATTTTGTTTGCTGATAGGCTGTGGAAGGGTTACATCATTGTTTTTAAAAGATAATTCGCGCCATTTCTATTTTTTATTGTTACGCCTTCCGCAGCCTTTTTTTAAAAAATTAAAGAAGAGAGGAAAAGATGAAGAATTACAAATATGCTGAGTTCGATCCAAATGTTGCCCATCAGATGTCAATTGTTGAGAAGTTCCTGTTGAGGAAATACGGAAGAATTGAGAGATCATGGAACGTTAGTTTACAGATACTTGCTGACAATCTTCAACGCTACTACGAGGCCAAGAAGATAATCGATGAGGAAGGCATCTACATCAAGTCACGCAATGGCTATACGACAAGACACCCGTTGCTTGAATTACAGAAAAACCTACAAGTCCAAATCAACAAGGCACTGAACGAATTCGGTCTGACACCGAAAAGTAGTTTAAAGAAGACTGAAGAGCCTGTTGATGAGACTGAAGACCTAAAGAACATTCTACTTGGCGGATCGGAAGATGAGTGATATTTATAGACGTTATTCATGATAGATTAATATATAGTTTTTTCCCTCCAAATAGGCTTTGCCCTGTTGGAGGGTTTTTTATTAGGAGGATGGTAATGGAAAAACATTTAGAATACGCAACCGACGTTATAGAGGGAAAAGTTGTAGCATGTGAGGCAATGCGCCTTGCATGTGAACGGTATCTTAGCTATCTCAAGCGAGACGATATAGTCTTCAGTGCTTCAAGGGCAAACAGGGTCATCAACTTTTGCGAGAATTTGACACTTTCGACAGGTAAGTTTGCCCGTCAGAAGATGAAGTTGACCCATTGGCAGAAGTTCGTTATATATTACGTGTACGGTCTTTTGTGGAAGGATTCCAAGAAGAGAATAACAAGGGAGGTATATCTTCAACTTAGTCGAAAGTCGGGGAAGGCATTAGCCTTAGATACACCGATGCCAACACCTGATGGTTACACCACAATGGGTGACTTGAAGGTTGGTGACTACGTTATTGATGAAAACGGTAATCCAACAAGGGTAACATTTGTGACACCTGTAATGACAGGCCACAAGTGCTACGAGATTACGTTTTCTGATGGCGAGAAAATAATAGCTGATGCTGAACACAATTGGTTTGTTACGAGACATCACGGGGAGCCCCATGTGGAAACCACTGAGGAAATTGTCAAGAAGGGATATAACGAATATTGTGTTACCGTTCCAATTGTCAAAGGTGGTGTCAAATACATCAGATCCATTGTGGAGGTTGAGAGTGTGCCTGTAAGATGCATTACGGTGGATAGTCCAAATCACTTATACGTTTGTGGTAGGAAGGGCACAGTAACGCACAACACGGCGCTTGCTTCAGCCTTGTCCTTATATCACTTGGTTGCTGATGGTGAAGAGAATGCAGAGGGTGTGTTTGCAGCAAACAGTGCTGATCAGGCATCACTTGCATTTCGTCAGACCTTGAACTATGTCAGTTACCTTGATCCGAAGAAGAAACTGTTCAAGCCGTACCGCAATGAGATACGTTTCCCATTGACGAAGTCACAGATTAAGGTGGTATCAGCAGATGCCAAGCGATTGGACGGTCTGAACCTGTCTTTCTTTTGTCTTGACGAGTATCACGCAGCACAGAATAGTGACGTGTACAACGTCTTGGCATCGTCTCAGGGAATGCGTGAGCAGCCTATGGCATTTATCATCACCACGGCAGGATTTGACCTTACGGGGCCTTGCTACGAGATGTATCTGAAGAACAAGGAGATTCTGCACGGTAAGATTGAAGATGATTCAACGGCAGTGTTTATCTTTGAGCCTGATGAGGGTGATGACCCATCAGATGAAACTACATGGGAGAAGTCACAGCCTAACATCAACGTCACAGTCCCGAAGTCCTACATCAAGAAGGAGCTTACCAAGTGTAAGATGTCGGCAACTGCTGAGACGAACTTCCTCACCAAGATATTGAACAAGTGGTGTCAGTCAGAATTCGGTGATTGGATTCCCTCAGACTACGTTCTCAAGTGCTGTAAGGATGTCTCACTGAATGATCATCAGGGTGAGTTGTGTGAAATCGGATTGGACTTGTCATCGGTGAGTGACATGACAGCCTTGAGTGTGCTCTTCAGCACTGATGACAAACTAACGACAAAGGTCTTCTACTTCCTTCCGGAGATTGCCCTTAAGGAATCCACCAACAGGGAGAAGTACGTTAATTGGAGAAGGTCTCAGGAGCTTATAATCACTCAGGGCAACGTTATCGACAACGACTTCATTATCAATAAGATACAAGAGATAAACGCTATTTGTCCTATCAATACCATTTGGTACGACGCTTGGAACTCAACGGCAATAATCGTTAAGCTTACTGAGATGGGTTACAGTTGCAAGCCTTACTCTCAGACAGCCGGATCAATCAACAAGCCTGCAAGAGAATTGGAAAAGAGGGTCAGGGAAGGTTCTATTGCTATTGATAACAATGCCATTACAAAGTGGCAGTTCCACAACGTGACGATTAAGGAGGACTACAACGGAAACATCAAGCCCATCAAGCAGAACGGCAACAGTGAGATGAAGATTGACGGTGTTATTGCAACTATAATGGCCATTGGTGGATGGTTATCGATTCCAAGGTACGACTTAGGGATTTGATGTGATATTTATTAGAAAAATCGGAATAGGACAATGTTAGGATTTGGTAAAAAGAAAGAAGAGAAGCGAGAGCTTACTTACGTGAATCCAATGGCAGTAACTGAGTGCAGTTTGCCATTTTTCGGAATTCAAAACGCCTACAGTCCATTACACCTATCAGCAGTTCACAGATGTGTGGATTTAATCTCCACATCGATTGCCAACCTTCCTGTGAAGGTTTTAAGGTCATCTAATGAGGGAACTAATGAGGTTTCTTCACATCCTGTTATTTTGCTGCTCAACGACCGTAACAATGTTACGATGACAAAGTTCACACTTGTCAAGTTATTGGTTCAGAGTGTGTTACTGAAGGGTAATGGATTTGCTTTGATTGAACGTGCCCAAAACGGCACGCCAATTTCCCTGAGATATATTGAGGCTCAGGATGTTATCATCGTTTACGACAAGGTGAAGGATGATCTGTACTATCAGATTCCCTTCCTGAACCGTAACGTTGAACCCAAGGACATGTTGCACTTCAAGATCAACTCCTACGATGGTGTGACAGGTCTCTCTGTGCTGAAGAATGCCTTTCGGAGCATTTCAATAGCGCAAAACACCGAGAACTCAGCCAAGGATTTCTTTGCTAACGGCATGATGCTTTCGGG